TAATTTTGTCATAACCTTTATTTTTACTTTTTTATTATACCTTAATATACGAAATATATCTCAGTAAGCCAACTTTTAATTGAAAAGAATTATCCTTTCAGTTTGATCAGTATTAACTAATCTTTGTTTCTCACTACGATAAACTGGTCGCTTCCATAGTCTCTCGTAAACGATATTATCTACTCTTATAGGTTCCCCTTCCATAATAGTAGCTGAAATTCTTGAATTCATTTTTGATTCGGCAATGTAATATAACTCATTCATAATTTTTATGTTTATTATAATATACGAAAAATATTTCAGACTATCTACTTATTCTCCTATTTCGTCCTCACTAATAAAGTAGTACTGTCTTCTATTTGTTCTAATATAATGCCATAGTCCTTCTAACCCATTAAACATCCATGCATTCTCATCTAAAAACTCTTTAATAGGTTTATTAGAAGGAAACATAAATAAGTGTATAGGGCGAACTAATTGCTCATGATGATTGCCAGGAAATATTTCTATATCTAAATCTGATTCCCATAAGAACTGATCTGGGCTTTTGTGTGGGCAAAATTCATCTTTTAGTTTAAGATATTTAGAGTTAACAAAACCTTTAATAAATTTAACCATACTATCACTACGACCATAAAAGAAAATATCCCCAAAATCGTAATGTGGGTTCCCATAAGAATCTCTCTGTCTACCTTGGTAAGTATAGATTGTATTATTTTTTAAATTGTCAGTTATTTTGTAATCTCTCCATTCAAATGCATCAGCTCGTTTAACTATAATAACGTCATATTTCTTATTACTTTGAAGAATAGAGTCGACTGCTTTTTCTAATAAAAACCATATTCTTTCAGCAGCAACTAATTTACAAGCTTTATTTTTAAATATATTTATATTAGCATCTGGGTAGTGTTTAGTAATGTCTTTTCTAGTAGCTTTTTTTCTAATATCAAAGTTAAAACCAGTTAGAGTACATTTTTCCATACTATCCTCCCATATAGAAAAAAAATAATCAGGGTTATATTCAGAATAACTCTCATCCCAGAATTCTACAGCAGCATCAAACTGTCTATAAAACCCCCAAACTATAATAGCGACGTTCATATGAAACCTATAAGCTATATTATTGATTTAAATTTAGTATTGTCTTTATAGAACCAGCAGCATAAACTATATCTAAAACCTTCTGTAATTTTATTAACTTTGTGTTGCAATTTAGAAGGAAAAATAATTAAAGAACCAACATTAATGTTAGATTTAGTTATCTTTAAATTTTCTCTATATAGCAAATCACCCCCCTTAAAATTATTGTTTAATAATATAATAGCTGAAATAGTTTCGGTTTTAGGATTATTTAATCTAACGTCGTTATGCCATTCAAAATGGTCATCTTTACTGTATTGAATAAATTCGAAAGTAGAATCTACAGTAAGATCTTTTCTTATTTCGTTAACTATAAATATAAGTTCTTCTCTAATTTTAGGGGCCTCTATAAACTTAGAAGTACATCTTCTAACATGAGGTAGTTCAGGAATAGGTTTAAAATTGGATAAATTATCTTTTATAATTTTATTACAAATTTCTTCTGAAAGAAAATTATCTATAACCTTTAACATTTAATTAAATAGAAGCTTTCAAGTATGTAATAAAATTTGTAACAATTGCACGAACTTTAGTCTTCTGGTCAGCAGTAATAGGATGAACTGGTTTATTTTGTACTTCAAATGAAGTTTTTTCTCTATAAATTGCCATAGTTTATTTATTATGAACTAATATGTTGTTAGCATAAAAGTTATGGTTATCAGATACGTCTCTTAAATTATAGACTGTATGAGTTTCGTCTAAAATTTCTACTTTGCTTATAAATACATCCTCACCATAATTTGTATGCAATAGATCCATAACTTCTAAATATTCTGCTTGGATATACTTACCATTAGCATAAAAAGGATGTTCAAGGGTGCAGGTAATTTCCTTTGTATGTTTACCATCCGTAGTTATCTTAATTATTTTATTTGCTTCTAGAGTTTCTATAAAACCTACTACACCTACTTCGTCTAATCCGGAATCATGATTGTGAGTTAATATTTCCTCACCTTGAGTTATATCTTCTATAGCTTTATTATCACCGTTAGGTAAAGTAATTTCAGTACCTTTAATACAGCATCCTCCTCTACCCGCTCCAAAGGGGTTATGAACTAATAAATTCATACTAGAGCCTTTAAGTATATAAGTATCTATTACTTCCATATTAGGTTGATAAAGATCATATTCCCCATTAGTATCTGAAATTTGATAAGTATTAGAAACTACTGAATAGGAAGTATTATTCTCGTCAAATACTTTATTACCGGGTAAAACTTTTTCAGTAGATTTCCAAGTAATTACATTAGAGCCAGTATCTAATACCGGTAATAAAGATACACTTCCTAATAAGAAAGTATCACCAGATTCTAATTCTAATTTGTATATGTCTAAATCAGGATTAAGGTTTTCTTCTACTAAAATTACATTAGAAGAAGTCAAATAGGAACCTGAAGGAAAGTTAGATCCTGAGTAAAACCAATCGTTAAGTTCAGTTACAGCATCAGTATCCGGAGAACCAGATACAAAGTAAGATTGGTAAAAGTAATCAGATCCAGAGTTAAGTGTTTGAATATTAAACGCATCACCTGATGAGCTGAGAATATTAGTAGTTTTAATTAAACCTCCCTTATACTTAGGATGATTCGTTGTAAATTCGTGTCTGTGTTTTTGATGGACCTCGTGAGAGACTTTGTCAGAACCGTCAAGACTCCCAGTAGTAATAGAAGAAGGAATATCAAATAAAGAAACTTGTTGATGTTCACCAACAAAACATAAATCTAAATCATTACCATATACTATTTGCATAGATCTTACTGAAGTAGTATAAGAACCTGATAGGTTGGGTAAAAAATTAGATATTAATACATCTTCTTTTTTTTGTTCTTCTATTAAAGTATTAAGTCTATAATCTGATCCTGTTTCCGGAAGACCTGCTTTTAAGAATCCTATAGATAATAAAGTAGCTCCAGATGCGTTTTCAGTTTTTTTAACAAAGTCAGGAATATTAGGGTCATTAAACGATTGAGAAATAGTATCTATTATACCGTGAACAGAAGAAGAATGATAAGAGGGAGGTAAAGAATCTAAATCACTATTAGTATTGAATAAACTATATAATTTTATTTCAGATTTAGCGTATTCAGAATCTAATATAGCTGCTTCATCGTAAGCCATTCTAAGTATAAACTTATTACTAGCATCTTCAACTGCACCTACATAAAGCGAACATGTTTCTTCTTCTTGAAATGTTATTGTAGTAATGTTTGAAACATTATTATTTACAAAATCTACTAATTTATCTACTATTAGTTGGTGAAAAGGCTTAAAGATAATATGAAGAGTATCCAGAGAGCTATCTGATAAAACAGTGCCAAAATCTGTAAAATCTAAATTTTCATTACCGGGGGTAGTTAAAGAAGTATCAGTATTAATTTCTAATAACCTAGCATTATTCGACGAATCGAATACAAAATCTGCTGAAAATAATGTTCCTTTCATTATATAATTTTATTATAAATAGCTCAGAATAACTATACTTCCTTATTCTGAAGCATGAAATAAATCGATCTACCAAACGATGCTGATACAAAAGATAGCCCTATGCCTAATCTAAATTCCTTTAAAGTATCTACTATTTCTTTTAATCCAAAATACCACAACGCTACTAATATTCCATCCCCTGCAATCATTAAAAATACTGGTAGTTGAACTCCTTCTTTAGGTATAAATTTACTTAAGTAAAAAAGTATAACAGTGAATAACGCTAAAGGTATCATAAATGATATACCTGCTAAAAAACTCATATAAAATTTATTTATCGTAAATATCTCTCCACGCTTTCTCTGACAGTTGACCCACACCTTCAACATAAAACATTCTATAGTCAATATGATCTGTTTTACGGTAAGGGGTTAACTCACCAGTTACTACGCATCTATCGAATTCTTCTTCGTTAAATTCTTCTTCCATATCTTGTTCATACATTGCTCCGCTTAAGCACATTTTATTTATCCTTCCAATTATAGTTCTTCATTCTACTCTGGCTACCTTTCTTTCTCTTTACAGCCTTTACTCGAGGACGATAAGGGATTCTTCCTTGATCACCCATACCATCCAAATCTATCGAGTCTGGTTGATGACGCTCATAATAGCCTTGAGTACCATTACCCTCTTCTCTTTGCTTCTTATTTTGATCAAATATCATCCAAAGAGTAAACCATACGTACAAACTAAAAATAGCTGCACCTACTATAAAAAATGCAAAACTCATCTCCGTCTTATTACCTGATTAATTGCTATACTAAATAGTAAAATAGTACCAGGCCAATGAGCCGAATACTGAGCTTCTTCTGTATTTCCGGAAAGGCCTAGCCCAACCGAATAAAGAAGACAAATAAATGCTATAATAATAGCATTCCATTTTAATAAAAAATCTTTAGCTTTTTCTTTCATTACAATTTATTTTATGATTAAACCATCCTCCACACTTACATTTAATCCAGTAAGTAGTAGTTGCTATAAAAGGTGAAGCAGCAGCGGCAGTCCAAATATTAGGATGCCAATGCTCTCCACAAATTCCTAAAATATGTTTTAAAACTTCTATCATTTGTATTTCTTAATTTAAAATCTCTTCGGTTTAACGAATTCTCTCTTTGAGTAACATCTCTTAAGTTAGAGATTCTATTGTTTGCCGGATTACCATCTATATGATCTATAACTTGATCTGGGTCTTTACCTTTAATTATTTTCCAAATAATTCTAGAAGTATTAGTATAAGAACCATTAACCCTGATATGGTAATAACCATTACCGTTTCTAGAACCAGCACGGTCTCCTGCTAATGCAGAACGATTTCTAACATCAAATTTGTGTCTTAACCCTGAAGGTGATGAAGGATCAACTTCATATCTTTCTTTTAAAAATTCTACACTAGGTAGTTTGTTTGCAATTGAATACATAATATAACCTATTTTTAATAATTAATATTCTATAATATAGTAAAAAACTTTGTAACTACCAACTTTTAAACTAATGCTGTAGCTAACTTAAACAACTCTTTATTAACTTTCATATCCTTCTCAAAGGATTTAATCTTACGTACCTTACGTACTTTAGCTCCAGTTAAAGCAGCATGAAAGTCTCCTTGAGTAATCTTCTCTTGAACAACATTGAAGACTCTCCAAAGGTCATTTCCTTTATCAGCATCTCTTTTAGGATCTAAAATATCAGTAATAGTCTCTTCATCATACTGAAGCTCTTTAACTCCAGCTCTAATAAGCATAGCATCTAAAGCTAATTTTCTCTTCTCTTCTTCAGTTAAGATTCTATTCTTCATATCATTCATTACCTGAACTCTATTAGGAAGATCTTCTACTGCTTGCTTAACTACATTTCTAAGTTCAGTAAAAGTATACCCCTTATGCTTAATATTAAAGTCACTAAATTTCTCATCAGCAACAACTAAACCGTTACTACATACTAGTCTAAATATACCTACTGAGAATTTAAACGATTGCATACCATCATGAGAGTTAGTAAGAAGTATTCTAGGGTAAGCATCATCACCATCAGCTGAAGTAATCTTAATATCTGGATTCTGGAAAGCAACCATATGCTTTGAAAAGATAGTACCTCCTTCTTTTCTGCTCTTTCTTTGAGCAGCTTGAACTGGTAACCATCCTAACTTATCTAGATCATCAATAATAGTTTCAGTGTTAACAAACAAGTATTTACTACTAACATCTGGGTTAGTAGGTGCATCTGCAAATACTAATGGAGAGGAGTTTCTAATCTGATCTTTGGTTAGGTACCCATCTAAACCTTTACCAAAACTTAACATAACATCTTTCATAATTATAACCTTTTTAATTTATATAATATAAATATAAGAATAAAAATTGTAACTAGCAACTATATCTCTTAGTTTTTTACCAAGTTTTAACTACTTCTAATAATTCCCAAGTATCAATCTGCTCATTAACTAAATTATTTTTATGATAATGATCTAAACTTGTTTTTAAAGCTCCTAACCATTCCTTTTGAGGAAGAGCTATTTCATAAGCCAATTCAGCTCCTTCAAAACTTAATTCAAATAGTTTTGCAGAACGAGCATTTTTTTGCATAGCTTCTTTAATACCTTTTACAACTGAATTAGTAATTCTAATATCTCTAGATTTAAAAAGAGATTCAAATTCTTCTGGGTTTTTAAAATGTAATTTAACCACGGCTTTCAGATATTTTTCTAGCTTTATCCCATACCTTACCTTTCTCTAATGAGCCAGTATCTGAATAATCTATTACGTTATTAGTACCCCAAGCATAAACTGGGCCAAAGTATTCATAAGTCATCATGGGAACATCTACGTTACCTAACTCAGTATATTGAGGTTGAGTTATCTTACGAGGTCCATTAAATGACCTAAAGTCTTTCGAAGTAACTCTCCGCCATTCACCTTCCATAAAAATTTCTAAAGAACCTGCAACGTTATATTCGTTAATAAGATTCTGTTGTTCTAGTCCACCTTTTTCTGCCATAACCTTTATTTTTATATACTATAAATATAAGAATAAAATATCAGAATTCCAACTTAAACTTTACTAAATAATTTGTTTTACGTTTTTATTAGAACCTTTTAACCAACCGTCTGTAAAAGATTCATTAAAGTTAGTAGTGTTGGATTTAAAGTTACCTTTTTCAATCTCTATAGTAGAGACTCTAGTCCAACATACAACTTGAGGAGGTTCACATACAAAGAGAGGTAAGCCTGAAGATTTATGAATCATTAATAGGTTATCTACTCCTGTAAATATACCTTTATCTTTTGTAGCTTGCCATAAAGTATTAGCTGTAGTAGGAGTAAGTCCACAAGCATGTACTCCGAATGAACGTTCTATTTCGATTAACCCGATAGCAGGAGAAGGAGGAGTATATTCATCTAACTCTGTTACTCTATGTCCAAAAGTAGTAATGGTATTATCTAATATATCTACATCTGTTACATCACCTTTTACAATAGCATCATGTTCTAATATAATGCAAGCTTTATCTAACTCTATAATACGTTTCCAGCATTTTATATGAGATGCATGCACATTACAATGCCCATCCTTATTTACATACTTCTTCTGTCTAAATGTACCCACAGATTTAAATGCTTCATCACAAGATAGAAATTCAACTGCATCTATAAACTCATAAGGAAGATTATTCTCTTCGCATGAAGCAGCACACATTTCAGCATACTCAATTGAAATAGGAACTTGGAGTCTTCTTATAATTAAAGCTCTATCTATTTTCATTTTATATAAACGGCCTTGTTATTGTACCCTCATATTCTTTGCGAGCTATTTTCATTCCAGTAACTTCTCTTTCAGGTTTAGAAACTTCTTCTATAAAATCTATAGATTCTTTAGAAAGAGTTACTTTGACCTTTTCTCTATATTGAGTTTTTGCTCTGGTATTGTAAAATAAATCTGCTAAATTTTCAGGAAAGTTTAGTTTTTCTGATATTCTTGAACAGTCTTCATACATTTTAGATCCTGGTCCTGAATCCTTACTGTATGTAATATAATCGTCAGTAATGAGTTTATTATCTAAAGAATATATATTCCAGTTTTCATCACTTACATTTTTCTTACCGTATAATCTTCGTTCCTTTAATAATTTAACCCATTCATTAATATGGTCTGGGGGTGGATTTTTAGGGCCTGAGTTCTTTTGAAAAAAGTATTTACTAATAAAAAGGTCAACTGGTTCTCTAATAATAGTAAATTTAAAATAAGAATTAAATATATCCTTATCTCTGTATTGAGGTGCTTCTAGAAACTTTAATAAATCTGCAGCTGTACTATGATTTACTAGACTACCAGCATTTTTATTATTAATACCTAAATTATCTCTCAATGCTTCTTCTTCCTCACTTCTTATTCTTGTGACTATATCACTATCAGTAGTAAATTTACCAAGAGCTAGTTCCATACTAGTTCCGCCAACTTTTTTACTCTTAAAAAAAATAAACTTATACTTGTGATTTATAATCATTTACTATTACTTAAAACTCTAACTTATAGTCACTAAATTTAATCATATAAGAAGTCATTTTAGTACCGTTACCGTCTTTGAATTCGTAACCTTTTCTAAAAAATTTCTTTACGTTACCAGCACCAGCTAAATGAGCTGCTGCTAATATACCTGATTCAGTTATAAATATTCCATTGATAGTTTCCCCATGAAATTTTTCAATCTGTTTTCTTAATATATGTTTATTGTGACTTAATAAAGCATACATAGCTTCTTCTTGAATAGAAGCATTAGCTAAAAACTCTCTATTAGATACGTTATCATATCCTAATGCGTTAAGAGTCTTTCTACCAAACTGATACTTACCTAAGTAACCGAATTGATTGACTGCTTTATACTTTCCGGAAGACTCTCTCATTCCTAAGTCTTCTAAAAATTGATTGTGATTTTTTATAACAAGCACTACTTTTGGTGCTTCTATCTTTGGGGTATTATCTATCAAGGCCAAGGGCCTCGACGGAGGTTCTTCTATTGGTTCTACTTGTTGTCGACTATACATTGTAAATGCCATCACAACAGTAGATAGCAAAGACACTGCAACAGTTAATAATAAGTTTCTCATAAAAAAATGTTTTGATTAAAATAAGTCTAGGAAACCTTTACCTATATTTTTTTCTCTTAATTTATCATTGAGCTCTGACTGCTTAACTAGATCGTCTGCAACCTTTCTTTCTAATGGCTTTTTCTTTTTCCAGGTAGAAAATTTATCGAATTTTTTCTTTGCCATGTGTATAAATAGGTTTAGAGTCTAGAGATGTATTCATCTCCAGGATTTTCCTCGTTATATAAGCCTAGTTCTTTAAGATGCTCAATATGATGTTCATCCAATTCCCAATCAGGTTCTTGATCTTTTGTTCTCACGTAGTCTTCCATTGCCTCTGCACGTTTTTCTTCAATAGGTGATGCTGCATACAAAAACGAACAATTATAGCAGAGAAACTCGAGATTATCTAAATGCCAATTTTTTTTATTTCCATCTTTAAAATTAAGAATAACAGGTATTTTTTGATCAACTACTCTTCGTTCAGCAAAGCCACATTTATCACAAACTTCGACTAATTTACCTTCACTTAATAATCTAGCTTTAATCTTTCTAGGATCGAAATGCTCAATTGGGACTCTTCCTTCTAATAAATCTACTAACGGTACTTCTTTATCACCTGCAACAGTAAATTTAGGAATTCCTTCTCCTGCTTGATTCATATGAGACTGTAATAAAGTTTTACCTTCATCATTCTTATACATTTTAGCATACTTCTTATAATGATTATAAGATACATGCAGATACCTAGCAGCAGCCATATTAGATCTCGTTACTTTTTGAGCTCTAATAATATCTTCTTTAGTTAATATTTTAGTAGGGCGAGGCATTAATAATCAATTCCTTCTATACCTTGTTTTTCTTCGTTGGGATCAAAAGTATTAAAAGGAGTTTCTTCATCTTCTAATACATTATTAACTTTTTCTTTTACTGACTGAGATACAGCAGTTTCGTCTACATCTAAGTCTAACATTTCCAAGTGCACTACTCTACCTGATAGCTCAGCTTGTTTTTGTGCTATTTTCCTAGCTCTATCTTGATCCATAATAATAATATCGTTGTATGTATGATCACCAGAACCTTCTACAGTAGTTATACCTACTACAGGTTTAGCTGTTGAACAATGAACACATACGTGATAGCCCATTTCCTTTCTCTTAGGATGTAGAGTCATTTCACCGCATGATGGACATTTTAACATTTGAATACTTTGCATAGTTTGAGTCATATAACCGTTTTTTAATTAGATATAAATATAAGAAAAATTATTCAGAAAAACAACTATTCTTTACCTAAAAGTTGTACTACAGACCAAAGCTGTTCTGGAGTTTTAAGATCATAAGTTTTAGTACTACTCTTACTTACTTCTAAAGTTACAGTACCATCCCAATCATCAGGTCTAGTAGCCTCATAAATATATGCTTGGATTAAACTTATCTGAGGTTTATTAAAATTTAATTTAAAAAGATCTTCTATAACTTGAAAAAACTTATCTTCATAAGTAGTCATATCCATGCCAATTTCATCTTGCATAAAATCTCTTCTTTCTTCTATCTCTTTAAGTTTTTTGATTATATTTAAAAACAAACTTTTTTTCATAATAGATTGATCTACTTCCTTAGCACTAATTCTAACCCTAAGGTTAAAGTAATTATTAAATACCCTTCTAACTGTATTTTTATGCTTCATATCTATAAATATACGAAAAATTATTCAGAAAAAAAACTAATAACCACCGCCGCCTCCGCCGCTGGATCCTCCTCCAGATACTGAACCACCTCCTGTTGAAGGGTAAGATATTCTACCTGGATCTTCTACCACAGTTTCAGTACTGACTTCTTGAACTATATCTACTTCTTGTTGTCCTTCTTGCTTATCAGGTCGAATAGTTCTTGTTGTAGATTTAATTCTTTTTCTAGGACCAAATTTAGTATCTTTGGAAAAGGCATTTTTCTTTTCCTCTGCTCTTTTTCTTTGATCTTCTTTAGTTCTAAATTTATCTTTATTAGGACTCCTATTAGCAATTCTCTTTCGTTCTAATTCTTGATCTCTAGATAATTTTTCATCAGATATAGGAGTCAAATTTACTGTCGTTGTTTCTTCTGGGATTCTTTTTATAACTGGTTTATCATGAGTGTACCCAAGTTCATTATATTTAACATGATCTTCGTAGGTCTTAACCATTATCCCTTCACTAGTCTCAGGATCATACATCATATGAGGATTAAAATCCTTAACTACTAATTGTGTAGCTAAACCTTTATTTCGATTTACTGCTTCTTCAGTTCTTATTTTCCTTCTATCCTCATAAGAAGCAACAACAGTAGCTTCTTCTATAGCAGCAGCTAAAAGTATATTATCTTTTTGCTTAATATCTAAAGAATCTAAAGAGGCTATTTTTCTTACTGAATAAAGTTTTTGAAATTGTTTAAAAGGTAATTTAAGCTTACGAATAAAATTTAAACGAGCTACAACTGGACTATTAGCTTCAATTCTATCCTCAGGATCATCAGGAACTATGTTAGTACGTTTAAATACTCGTTCACTTTTTTCTTTGAAATAGAGACCGTATAAAGCCATTTATTATACCTCTTTGTTATCATTAGCATCGTTAGGTTGATACTCAGATTCAGGATTAGTTCCTGATAAAGCTTTTCTTATAATTCGATCAAAGTATTCTATATAAATAAAGAAACCTATAATAGTCTTATCTTTGAGATTTCTATCTCTTTCAACTTTCATATCGAATTGCTCTAATCCTTTCGATAGTCTTTTTTCTAATTCTATAGCAATGTCATTTTGCTCTGTAGAAGTAATAGAGCCGAATTGAGTAGGGAGAAACTGAACCTTTACTCCTTTCTTCTGTGGATCTTCGTTAGTATCCACTTTTAATACAAACGTGTGACCAGCAAATTTAATTCTAGCAGCTTCGCTTATTAACTTTTTTACGTATTGTTCGATTTTATTACTCATAATTGTATATTAGAATATAGGTACTACATTATAAATAGCTAGGAGACAGCTCTTCCTTTCATTCTTTCCCAATCTCTATCGCTTCTAACTTTATTGTTTGTTTCTTGTGTAGCTTTAAGTACTCCGTTAGTTGTATTATATTGATAAGATAAGTAGAGTAACGCTGCCAAATCCTTAGGGAAACAATGGCCACCAAATCCCAAGTCTCCATCATGACCTGGAACTCCCCAATGTGATTCACCTAATCTATCGTCTAAAGTTGCGTACTCTACTACCTTATCGTAATCTATATTTAATTTACTACATAGCTGATATATTTCATTAGCAAAAGATATTTTAGTTGCTAAGAATGTATTAGTCATATACTTTATCATTTCTGCATGAGAAGAATCAGTCTTAATAATATGTGATTTAGGAAAAACTTTACTAAAAATAGTCTTAACCTCTGTAGTTACAGGTCTTGGTCCTCCAATTATTATCCTATTTTGATTTTCAAAATCTTTTACAGCATTCCTTTCAGTTAAAAATTCAGGATTAAATACTATATTTAGAGCTGGGTATTGTTTATTAAATTTATCTGTTGTTCCTGGAGGTATAGTAGATTTAATTATAATAGTTCTTTTAGTCTCTAAATTGTCTGCAACTAGATCTAAGTTATATAAAGATTGTTCAAGTATAGTAGTATCGCAAGACCCATTCTTATTCATAGGAGTTGGAAGACATACGAATATAGTTTCACTTCTAAATATTAAATCATCTAAAGTTGAATTAGATTTTTCTTTATCTAAATCGTAAGTTAAAACTTCATAGAAATTTTTAAACTTTTGATATACTGCATTACCAACAAAACCTTGACCTATTATTCCTATCATCCAAGTAACATATTTTTAGCGTTAGAACTTCCTTCTTCTAAAATTTTATGACTTACTACAGCTCTATGTCTAGACCACTGATCAATAGACCATTTTAATCTATCAGTAACTAATTCTACTTCTTCTTTAGTCCCATCTGCATGAGTAAATTCTATTAAGTATTTCTTTTCCATTTAAAATTGTATTCCTTTAATTAATTTACCTTTAGGTATATGAGAATTATTTTCATAAATACCTGGAGGTGTTCCCCATTTATAAATATAAGTTTCAGCAGCTGGTGCTTCAGTAGCTTTGAAAGCTTCTCCCTCTTTGCCGTTCTTAGTAGCAGTAGAACCAAAGTGGTAAAAATGTTGACTATGTGTTCTAGTAAAAGTACACCCAGCTAATTCTAACTTAAGAAAGAAATCCCAGTCACAAATAAAAGGTGATTGGTAAACAGTATCAAATCCCCCTACCATCATATAATTCTTTTTAAATATGGCAAAAGGAAATATACCTCCATCATCTGATACTTCGTTAGAACTTATACTGGTTTCATAAAGAACAAAATCATCATAGTCAAACTCCTCTGGGGTCTTTCCAAGATCTTTCACAGGAAAATTAAATATACCTGGTCCTGTAGGTTCAATTTGATTTATAGTTATTACTTCTCCTTCAGACATATCTGCCCATATAGAATCCCAACCTACACATAGAACATTATCATCATTAATAATCATTATTCGTTCATTGGTAGCATTCATAACTCCTAAATTAAGAGCCATTTGCATACCAAGATTACCTTCTAGAGGAAGTACTTGAACTTTTCCCTTGTATTTCTCTAAGACATCTTTGCTTTCTTCTACAAAGCCATCTACAACTACTATTATTTCGTTCTTATCCTTATAGTTAATCTGACCTTCTACGGCAGATTTAAGACAAATATCCAGATACTTCGGGTTGCGGTAAGTTGGTATTATTAGACTTATCATTTTTCCAAAAATTATATATTCCTTTTTCTAATTCATATTTTTTCCAGACAAATCTTTCTCTGTTAGGTTGAGTCTGAGCCCATTTCCACATCTCAGTCAATCCGTCTTCTAAAGAAGTAGTATGTTCAAAACCTAATATTAATTCAGACTTCTTCCATGTTGGGTAAGCATTTTTGACTTCATGTCTAGCTTCTTCATATACTACCTCAATCTTTTCTATAAGAGCTTTATCTCCTCCACCTATAACATTTCTTACTACTCTACAAGCTTCATTAATAGTTGTGAACTCAGGACCTCCTAGGTTAATTATTTCTTTAGATGCTTTAGGAATAAATGCAGCCTTCCACATTGGCTCTAAACAATCATCTATACTACTCCAAGCTCTTCTTTGAGAACCATCACCTAAGATAGTTAGAGGTATATTATTCATATATTGATACATCCAAATACCTAAAACGTTCCTATATTTATCCCATATATTTTGATTACGTCCGTAAACGTTGTGAGGTCTGAGTATACACCAATCTAATTCATGCTGTTCACCGGCACATTGTATATCCATTTCGCAGGCATACTTAGCAATACCGTATGGATCTATCGGACGAGGAGGGTCTATTTCTTCAAAAGGTCTTTTACCTTGCCATCCATTACCGTAAACGGCCATAGTAGAAGTAAATACTAACCTTTCTACGTTATGTTTAATACATTCGTTAACTATAGAAGCAGTACTCTTTAAATTATTATCGTAGTTAAAAGTACGAATGAAGGGAGATAAACCTTCAGCAGCATAAGCAGCAAAATGATATACTATATCAGGTTGCTCTAATTCAAATATATCTTTAATCTTATCATCAAAAGTATTTGCTTTGTAAAATTTGACCTCTTTAGGTATATTACTTTTATATCCTCCTGAAAGGTCATCTATACCTATAACGGTATTACCAGGTTTCTTCTCGATTATATATTCGGCTAATCTGCTTCCTAATAATCCAGCTACTCCGGTAATTAAAATTGTTTTGTTATGCATATTTATTCCAATCTATTAGTGGTGACAACCAAGCAGTTTCTCCATGAGTAGACTTACCTGGTATAGGGGTTATTAATAATTGATTTTGCTCTCTTAGCTTAAGAAACATTTGGAAATCATGAGGGTGAGTTCCATTAGTAAATTCTCTTAAAGTTCTTTCAGTCTCTTTCAAAGTTTTAACCTTAGCGGCAAAAGTCATAGTAGTACTATTAGTTATTTTCCAATGAGAGTTACTAGTTAAATACACTCTAGTATCTTCTGCTCCACCTTGACAGTATGGATTACCTCCTCTATCTGGAGAAAGATACTTATCAGGATGATCATATAAAGATACGAAAGAAGCTCCAATATCGAAACCTTCTTTTAATATTTTTTTAGCATCTGGGGTGTGCAGATAATCATTCTCAATAAAGTAAATTATTTCTTCATCACTATAAGTTAATGCTTTATCTAATGCTAGATTAAAAGTACCTGCTCCATGACCTACTTTTACATATTCAATACAATCTTCAGGAATATACTCAAGTATCATTTTTTTAGTATCCTCAGATATATTATCAGCTATAACAGTAAAATCGTTAGGAAGAAATACATCTACAAAATTCCTTAAACATATTTCGTTAGTAATAAAATCGGGTTTGACTTTATTATAACCTGCGTCCGATATTCTATAAATTATTTTCATACTTAATAGGAAAATCCGTACATATACCTGCACAGTCTAAAAAAACTTTTTCTGTCTGTATTTCTGGTTTGACACAAATACTATTATAAGATAAGAATTTATTAGGGAAAGTCCAAATATATCCTTTAGAAGTTAAAACATAATCATCAGATTGATGCCAAAAATAATTTAAATAATTACCATCATAATCTATATCTTTTAGTTTATTTAAAGTATCAAAAGATTTAGCATGAACCCATAATTTAGTATAAAACTTTTCTAATAATTCAAACGGAAAATCGTACTGAGGTTCATCATGTCCTAAATAAAACTTTTTATCTTTAAACCATACATCTATTTCAACTTCATATCCTTTTTCAATAGCACTTATAATTTGAGATGGTTTGTTTTCTTGTTTAGGATCAGGCCCTGATAAATTTCCTCTATGTGATATTATTTTCATCTATAAAGAGAATGCCAGAATAGTTCTTGAACGTCTATTTTCATAGTATCTAAATATTGTTTAAGAATAAATTCACAACAAAAACCAATGTCAGAAGAATGCATTATATAATCAATATTATTATAAAGATTGCAGTATATATCCATATTAGATTTATTTGAATATGCAAAACAATCTACTAATCCTTCATCACTCCAACACCCATAAGGAACTAAGATAGAAGAAGCGTTAAGATTAAAATCAATTTTCTTATTTAGCTGAACATCAAATCTAGATCTAACTACCCAATCGTATTCTATACCAGTTTCTATTATATAATCATTTAGAATATTATTAGACTTCCAGATAGAATAAAACATACTAAAAAGGTAATCACTTCTTATATGAGGAAGAGTTCTTTCAGCATATTTACCGAACTCAAAAAATCTTTGCTTCTCATAAAAAGTTCGAGTAGGATTATAAAGTTTAGATACAGTATCAAATATACCTTCTTCAACTTCTTTTCCCATAGGATGTCCTCCAGCATTAATATAAGGTTTACCTATTTGCTCTTCGTCAGGTATCCAACTATGAATAAATACATCTACATCATTTCCATCTAAAACAAATGGCTTTAAAACTTTTTCATAACCTTCCTCAACAAATCTAGGCTGTCCTGAGATGCATAATGCTATTTTTTTCATAATTATGCTTTACCCCATTTAGATATAGCTTGAAAATATTCTACTCCATACTTTTTATCTAAGCTTTGTCTCATTGCTTTAGCTCCTGCTAAAGTACCTTCGGGATGTCCATGAATAGCTCCTCCAACATTAGCCATAAAATCATTACCAACTTTTTTACAAACCAAATCAGTTAGCCCAGGATGAAACCCGCAACTTAAAGCTGGCATTACTCCATATTTATGTAGTTCGTCTACTGAATCTAATACTTCGTCTTCGTCCCATTTATAGTACCCTCCTATCATACCTGCATGAATAAAGTCTACTCCCATCATACCTGCTAGTTTACTAATAACTTTCCATTCAATATAGTAATTATGTTTACGGTTAGTAAGTATTTTATCTCCACTTTTTTGAAAATGTACAAATAATGGAAGATCAAGTTCTCTTATAGATTTATATATACCCATTCCACACCAGAAATTAACGTGAACGCTATTACCTCCTAGCTTATGAACAAGTTTTACTCTCTCTAGTACTTGATGAGGATCAGCATGGATAGAGACAGAATAAATAACATTTTTATCTTTCAAGTAATCCATTATTAATGGAACTCTTTCTTCTATAGTACAGAAAGAAGGGTTAGACATAATTTCATCCTCTTTAATAAAATTAACTCCTCCTTCTACTAATTCTTTTACCATCTGTAAGAGCAGACTAGCACTTATACCAGTTTTAGGTTTAACTATAGCACCTAGTAAAGGTTTATTATTTACTCCTGTAAATTTTCTTATGCCTTCTATTCCAAATTTAGGTCCTAAAAATAGATCATGAACCGATTGAGGAAAGTATATATTTAATACTTGACATACATCAATTGATTCTATATCCATTTGACCTCCCATAATGTTAACTAACAAATGAGCAATACCATCAGTTTTAAAATCTATATTAATTACAGGAAAAGCTATTTTAACCTTACCTTCTTTTTTTTGACTTAAGTTCTTTTCAGTATCTAATATTAAACATGAATACTTTTCGAATAATTCATCAGTTTCCCATCTATTACGAACGTTAGGATTACCGACACTTTGACCTATAGCAAGTTGCCATGATGCTTCTCTAAGATTAATAGAGGAACCTAGATAGTATTCCACTATAAAATATTCATCTTTATTTATCTGAGATTCTAATTTAAATATATTCATTAATTTATACTAAGAAATTTATTTAATTCTTCAGGAGTTCCCATACCGTGCATCTGTGGTATAGCGTATGGAAGAACCATCCCACCTTTTTCTATCAGTTGATTATAAACTGGGCAGACATAAAATTCATTATTATACCTTATGTTTTTTTCTATCATATTATTAGTACAGTCTATATAGTCTCTTCCTTTTTTCCAATAGTATATTCCTACTGTTGCATGATTACTAATAACTTTTTTTTCTGCTACTTCAGTTATATAACCATTCTCTATTTTAGAGTAACTATGTTTAGGAGAATTAGATATAAAAGAAAGTATAGCTCCATCAGCATTTCTTCTGTTAACGTAATCATAAAAATGATTAGGAGCCCAATCTATCCATTGATCAGAATTAGCTATCAATAAAGCATCATCTGTATTTATTAAATCTTTAGCAAGTAAAGTAGTAGATGCTGCTCCTTCAGTTAATCCATCCGTAATAATAATTTCACAGTCTGGTTTAATTAATTTAAGAATATATTTTAAAGAATATTTTTCGTAATGTTCTTTTTGGACTATAAAAATATATCTACCTTCTAAAGCAATATTTTCGACCACGTGTTGAATCATAGGTTTACCTTTAACATCTATCAATGGCTTAGGAAGATTATATCCTGCCTCTTGGAATCTACTTCCAGCTCCAGCCATTGGAATAAGTATATTTAATTTTTTAGTCATAGTAATAATTTTATTTGTTCAACAACTTGTTCATCTGATAGGTAAGGGTCTAATGTTTTATGCTTACCCTCTTTAAAATAATTTTCGGGTCCTAATTTAGGCTCATTAATTTTTTTTATTACTCCATTCCATCCATACAGTTGATGTATAAAATCTCCTGTAATAATGGTACTGGTGCCAACTCCTGCAGCTAAATTACATAAACCTCCTTCAGCACCTACAAAAGCATTACAGTATTTCATAATAGAAGTTTCAAATAAAATAGATTTTGAATCGTAATCATCAGTATTAACAGTTTGATGTTGATTGCTTCCATCTACTCCTACTGTTAATATAGTAAAATAATCTGAGAGTACCGAAATAATTTTATCTGTATCTCTATGAGCCCCACCATAACCTAAATTTGGAACATCTATTCCTGCTTTATATTGCTCTTCTGTAAAAGTAAAAGTTTTCTCCTTCCAATTATTCATAACAGCTATAACTTTTTTATTTTTAGGCAAATCAGTAAATAAAGTCTGAACAGCTGAATCCAAATCAGGATCGGTATAAAGTTTATATTCAGGGCTTTTATCCTTTATTCCTGCTTGCTGTTTATATTCTACCACTGGAGGTTTAGTAAACGATAAAGGACCTAATTGTATAACTTTCGAATACGTTAACTGAAATTCAACGCTAGTTGAAGGAGCTGGACCTGGATTAGGAGGTACGAATACTTTGTTTATAAAAGGATTATTATTTATTAATTTTCTCATTTGAGGAAACCCTATCAGGTAATCAACAGTATCGTATTCTTTTTTTAGAAACTCAGCTAAAGAAGACGCAAAAGCTATATCCCCAAAGTAACCATAAGTAATTACTAGAACTTTAGTATTCTTCATATGATTTTTCTTCTGTTAAACTAGAGTCAGTCATTTGATTTATAAACTTTTTAATAATACTTCTTTTATCATTTTGTCTATAAACTGATCTTGCAAGCTCTATAAATTTACTATCAAACTCTTTATTCTTTTCCTTTACTCTAATAGCATCCTCTATATCCCATAACGTTTCATTAACTTCTGAAAGATGCAAATACTTTTGTTTAAGAGGTTCTTTAAATTTTTCTAATAATTCTACTACTTGAGGGTTTAGAGCTTCAAACTCAATCATAATATTATTAAGTTTAGCTGTATCGTTTATTTTAAGAAGTTTGAGTTCTATAATAGAAATTTTATCTAATAACTCTCCTGGTGAAATATTAACTTTTATATTCAAAATCTTTTATTTTTAACCATCTTACATTAGAATGATCAGGCATATCAAACTCTTCTACCTTACCGTTAACATTATTTAAACCTACTTCAGTATCTGAGGTAAGATTCATATAGAGTTTATTATTATTTACAAAGTCATTATCGTTATCATCAGGTTTACTATCCTTATGGTATAGAGCATAAAATAAAGCTTTGTTATTTCTTTTCCAATTATATCCTAAAAATATTAATCTATCTCTAGTTGCATCATCTTCCTTACCCCAACCTTTGAAAAAAGGATTTAGTCCATTAGTTTTAAAAAATAATTCTTTTGAAAGAACAAATACCCCTCCTGAATGATCTCCTACTGTAACGTGAAAATTTCTATACCCAGCAGGAATATCTTCAATTTTTCTCGGTTGATTATTTTCATTTAAAAATAAAACTTTACCAACTGGGTAAAATGGAACATCGACTTTAGTATCATAAGAAATATCTTCAACAGGGTAGTAATCAACATCATGAAATATAAAAATATCTCCTTCAGCTCTTACTGCGGCTAAATTGTATAAACTATTCTTCTGAAACTTTTCATTATTATCTTGTTCAGCTATAATAATTTCATAGTCTTTACTATCAAAAAGTTCTTCTAGTCTAGGAAGAAGCATTTCTAAATGTGACTCTCTATCTCTATATGATATTATAATACTATACATCTTTTATTCTATCGTATTGATGAACTATTGGGTAGTACGGAATAGTACTATAATCAAATTCAACTAACCCATTTACTATAACCTGAAGATGAACAGCGATCTTATCATGTATGCTGGTAAAAATAAACTTATCTTTATATAATGTTCTAGCTAAGTAATTAAATGAAGTTTGATCAGCTACTTTAGGTTTACCAGCGGATAGTAAAAATATATCTCTGCTTAAATCTCTAACTAAATCAGCTGAACCTCCAAAAACTCCTACGTTAAGTACTTCTTCTTCTTTAAAATCAAATCCAAATATACCGATATTATAAATTAAATGCTGCATATTCCATTCATCATCTTTATACTTTATAACTTCTCCTGTAGCTACTAACTTGTCGGATGGAAGCATAGTAAAAGGATCACTATTAAACTTAACGTCTTTTACGTCAGTTACTAATACTTTATTATACTTCTGTTCTTGTAGATACTTATGAATATACATAAATCTCATATTATGTATAAGATCAAAGCTATTCTGCAAATTCATTTTACCTGTGTGATGTTCAAAAAAATCTTTTTCGTTACCCCAAAAATCGAAAGTAGGAAGAATGTATTTTATATTTTTAGATTCTAAATATGGAAGTAATTCATTGTTGTCTTTAGCATTAAATACTATAAGAGTTCTACTAAAGCCATACTCTGAGGTATCTACCCAAGTTTTAATATCTTCTACACCGTAATTTCCGCTTACAGCTCCTATAAGTAAATTATCTTTCATTTAAAAATAAAATATCTTCTTGGTGTGAACCATGATTAGTCTGAATGTCCAAAACTATAGCAGGTTTAAACTTAAAATTATCCATATATTTAAGTACTTGATCTACCAAAGGAGCATTTAAATTATATTCATTAAACGAAACTTCTAACAGAATACCTTTTGCTTTTTTGCATAATTCTTTTCCTCCTTCTAAAATATCTAGCTCTGATCCCTGGGTGTCAATTTTTATTAGATCAAACATCGAATCTTTAGTAAATAAATCGTCAAGTTTAATACCGTCCTTTTTAATTACATCTAATTGATCGTCAGAGTAAAATTCAGTTAGTTCTCTATATATTGAATTACCAGTACAGGTTGGATCATTTTTGCGACTAAAAAATTCATACTTAGTATCATCTTTAGTCAATAGGCAAATAAGATAGTCATTAGTAATTTCATTTAAATATGGTTCACAAGCATCTGAAGCTTCTATAGAAAAAATATAGCTTTCTGGCCAAATGCTTTTAGCATTAGAATGAAACTGCCCTACATTCGCTCCTATATCTAATACTGTTTTAGGATCAAAATAGTTATTAATTAATGAGAGATTCATAATATTTATTCTGTATTTCTTGACGGTCAATCGTCTTTGGATGATACAATGCTAATTTTTCTTCCGCTGGTAATGGAGCGTAAGCTTTAAAACCAGTAAGTACTTCATGTACTTTATTTTTCCATTTGATCTCAGGTTTATTTTTCCATATACGCCATTGATAGTCCGGCCAGTTTATCCAACCTTTATTACTTACATTCCATCCCCATTTTTTAGTATGACCTTCAGTAAGACCTTCTACAGTATTTACTCTAGGAACTAAATAAACTTCATTGTTAGGATTAGATTCTAATATCATAGGAAGATAAGTAAATAATTCTTTATTAGGATATTCATCAGCATCTATCTGAAATATATAATCCCCAGAACAGTACTCAGTTAATTTATTTTTCCAATCAGCAAAGTTACCTTTAAAAGCTCCTCTCCAAAATTGAAAACCAGGAAGATTAGATTTTTTTGTTAACCAAGTAGGTATTTCAGAATTACCGTTAGTTTGATCATACAACACCACTATGTCGTCTTGTGTCCTTTTATTAGCTAAAATCATTTCAACTAACCTGATTATCTCAAATTGTTCGTTACATACTGTTATAGCGAAGGTTATTTTCATTTAACTGTTGGTTTAGTAAAATCAATACCAAAGAATCCTATTTCCTCTAAAGCATCTATAAATCCTTTTTCTCTTGGAAAACTTTTTGCATTATTCATATCCATTTTAGTAGCCTGACCAGCAGGAAACTTACCAGATTGAATTTCATCTTCTGTAAGAGAAATAGATTTAACAGCCGACCATTTCCAGTCATCTTTAGAAGTACCATCAGCAAAAACCATTCCGGAATTAGGAATAGATATAGTAGCAGGAAACCATATTAACCCATCTTTATCAATCTTCCTAATATCTTTAAAAAGTTCTGGTGATGATTCTATTGCATTAGCTACTTGTTGCGATTTTTCAATCATTAAAGTAGTAGTAGTAAAACCACTCCCGAAATCTAAATAAGAAGTAATTCCATCGTTTAGTTCAGTAACATAACAAGCATTACTATCACTGACTGGGCTTTGTATTAAGTTATCCATTTTTTACTAATTTAGGTAATTTTAGAGAAGGAAGTTTCAGTTCCACTTGCTTTGGAAATTCAGGAATATATTTATCAAATAAACTCTTTATAATTTCTTCCATAGCTTCAAAGCTAAATAGTTTTTTATTTCTATGAGCTAAAGATTTTGCAGGTTGAATATAATTTTTATAATTCTTATAAGTTTCTTTAAAAGCATGCCCTACTTGATTATCATCAGGTTTAAACCATTTCGCTTCAGTAAGTATCATATCTTTCATACTTGCTGACTCATGAACGTTTTCTAATGAACCTCCTATGAGAATAGCTTTATCTTTATCTAAAAAATCAACTTGTCCTGACCATCCTGATGCTACTATTGGTTTACCGGTTAAACTAAATTCAAGTAATGGCCTTCCAAAACCTTCTCCTTTTGTAAAGCTAACCATCGCTTTAACTTTAGGATGATTATATAATTGATTCATTTCATAGTCTGATATTTCTCCGTGAAGTATATAAATTTTAGGTAATGTTCCTTTAGTCTCTCTTCTAATAGCATTTATCTGTCTAAGTAAATATTCTTGATCGATTATTGAGCTTCCTACTTTTTGAGTTTTAAGTATTAAAGCAGGTTTCTTCATTTTATTTTTAAATACTTCAGTAAAAGCTTTAATTAAATAACCTATATTTTTTCTATCCTCCCCGAAATTACCTTGCATCCAATGTCCTACAGATAGATAACAAAATGATTCTTTAATAGAATCTACTGACTTAACTATTTCTGTATTAGAATTTACTTTAGTAACAAAGTATTTAGATAAATCAGCTCCTTCTAATAATACTTCTACAGGAGTAGTAACTTTTAAATCTCCTTCTTTTTGTTTAGTTTGATTATTTATTTTTTCAAATACAGTTTTTTCGAATACGTTTTTGCTGTGTTGTGAAGAAGTAATTACAAGATTCATTCTATTACAACCCTCTAACCAACTACCATGACATATAGTAGTTTCTATACCAGCAGTTACTCCTATGTTATATTTTCCCATAGGTTGAAATTCATTAGGAACAGTAATTTGTATCCATATATCTGGTTTTGATTGTAACTTATCTACTATTCTAGAACTTAACTCAGTATCATTATGATCTTTTAAGTACCCGAATCTAGTATTACCCCATCTTTGAGAAAGTATCTTTATCTCATACCTGTCTAAATTAATTATAGCTTTGATTAAATCTCTAGCTCTAGCTCCATACCCTGAGTAGGTATCTACAGGAGCGCTAATAACCATTATATCTTTATTCATTTAAAATTTTTATTTATATAATTTAATAGTATATCAACTAATACAGGTTGATCATCTATTGCAGGGTGATCATAAGCATGATAATTAGCATTATAACTTTTAATATATGATCTCCAACAATTAGAACCTTGTTCGGGAAACGTAAGAAAATTAAAGTTAGAAGTATCTAAAGATGCTCCTTCAGTAGCAAAGTCTTCATTTCTATTGTAGTAAGTATTTTCAAGTTCTAACATAGCTGCAAAAACTAATAGTTTACCTCCTAAATTATCTATATAACCTTGAAGCATATCTAACTGTTGATTAAGTTTTTTATACTCATTTTCAAAATCAGAGAATAAAAGTAGATCCATTTTAGCATACTCTAATACCTTTTCTTCTAAATAATTTTTCTTAACAAACTCATAAAATTTAGTATCTAATAACATTAATGCTTCTTTCTTAAAATTTCTAGCATTATTAGCAAAAGTAGTATACCTCCATTTTACATAAGTTTTTGTATTAGCACAAAACTTTTCGCTTCTTAATATTTCAGTTAAACCTATAACAAATATACTATCTTTAACTTCATTAGGATTTTGCTTAATCCATTCATACGTTGATCTTATTATTCTATCATTTGATCCTCCTGCAGATGCAATATTAATTTGTTTACCATTTAACTTATTAGATAATAAAGTAGTAAAGTTAAATGGCTCTTTTTCTTCCCAAGAAAGATTTTCATGTCCTCCAGTATCGTGATGCGTCCTGAGAGCATTACCTTTAACAAAGCTACAACCGTTAAAAACTAAATTCATTTTAATAATCTGTTAATTTATGCTCTACGTACCTAGGTTTAGTTTCAGTTGCTTCTATAAGATCAAAAGGAGATCTAGGATTAAAGTTATCTATCGTTTCGTTTATTCCATCTACTATACCTTGAGTCATTTTAGATGAAGTAAAACCAGCTTCTTTAGATAAAGCCCATTCTCTACCTTTTAAACCTTTTTGTTTTCTATCTGATGGTTTCATACTATAGCTTTTAAAAAGAGCTTCTGCTATGTCTTCTGGAGTACATCTATCGTCAAAAATATAAGGAGTCTTAGGAGAACCTTGTAAACTTATATTAGAAGGAAAAATAGGTATCGCCCACTCCCCACATTTTTTATATGTACCTCTATGATTAGAAGGAAAATCTGCATCGAAATCTATCCATTCTCCTTTATCGTTTTTAAATCTCATCTGATCTTGCATACCCCCTGTAACGTTAGCTGCTATCATAGTACCTGCTAACATTGACTCAGTAAGTGATAACCCCCATCCTTCGTTAGATGAAGGAAGAACTGTTACGTCAGCAATATTATACAAGCAGTTTAGTTGAGCAGCAGATAATTTAGAACTAGAAAATAATAAATTAACATAAGAAGGATCACACAAAGCCTCTTTAAGAGCTTTTAAATCAGTACCGTGTTGGTCTACAACTGAGGTGTGCATTATTAAACCACAGTTTTTAGCTTTTTCTTTCCCAATCTTATCACAAAATAATCTATATCCTAATACTAAATCATGAGGATGTTTTCTACTTATATTTCTTGAATTAAAAAAAGCTACGAATTCGTAATCGTTACCTTTAAGAGTATCTTTTCTAAATTGCTTAAAGTTTTTATCTTCAGAATTAATAGGATAAAATACTTTTTCATCTATACCATGAGGAACATACTTAATAAGTTTATCATCAGCATATTCATTTAAAACTAACTTATTTATGTTCTCTGTTACTTTAGATATAGCTAGCAAAGTATCTACTGATCTGTAGTAATCTTTATTGTATAAAGGAGCAGGATAATCGTCCCATATATTATACCAAATAATAGGAACTTTACTTCTAATTTCTCTTTCTATTTCGAATAACCACACCCAATAACGAGGATCAGTAAAAATTAATATTGCATCGATATCTTGTTCTTTTAATATTCTACGAACTATAGTAGTATCACCGTAACCATTATTAGGTAGTATTCTAACCTCTGCATCGGTAATATCTAACCTTTTATTCATATCATCTGATATGTCTATTAATTTACCTAAATCAGGATGTTGAATAGCAGCTCCTAAATTAAACCAGTTGAAGTGATGAGCAGAATTGCATACTATTTCTCTTGCCATAGTAGCTATGCCTGAATGAACTCTAATATCGTCGCAAAGGAATAAGATTCTTTTTCTATTTTCCTTTTTGATATAACCTTTTAATTTACTCATTTTCTAATCTTAATATTACTTTGGTTATGGATTCTTTTTCTAAACTCTATATCTGTAAGATAAAGAAAAATGGCACGATCAGCAAGTTTTTTAAAAGAAAAATTATCTTCTAAAGCTGCCATTTTAAATTTATCGAAAAGAGGTTGAGTAATTTTAACCGAAGTAAGCTTTTCATGTTTTACTATCATAACTATATATACTTATATATTTATATATAAATAGGCTTTAATTTAAAAACTAGAACAGTATTGACATTTTCCAAAAGGATTAGAGCATTTATAATCTTTATCTAAATAGTTTCCATCTTCATCTAAAACCTCAGATATCATACTGTTCATAGACTCCATAACTTGTTTAGTTTTTCTAGGTCCTGATGATGGGCTAAACTGCTGAACTCTTTTTTGCATAGAAGCAAATTCAGCATCAGCTGGTACTCTTCTCTTAACAATAAAAAACTCTACATCTATTTTATCTTTATCAATATTAAATTGCTTTGCAAAAAACTCTCTATACAGTATAACCTGAGCAGTTAAGTTAGGATTCTTTTTTTGATTATCTCTCCAACCTGAAGTGGAAGTCTTTATGTCCATTATAGTCCATCTATCAGTATTAGGATGATAAAATACTAAATCAACAAGTCCTTTAAACATAACGCCAGGTCGTATCTCTTGGTATAAGAGCGTCTCTATACCAGCCAATTGCATAGACTTAGTACTAAAGTAACCTCCTCTTTTCTTTTCCAAAAAGTCTAAAATATGTTTACCTTCGATCCAAAACTTAGTAAGTTCATCTTGAGTAGAAAAATGCTTATGACCATTTTGAGCTTTACCTTGCTTATAAGCTTTAATCATATTTACATATAATAATTTGTGCTTATCAAGTTCATTAGCATTTTTAACTTTATCATGATACATAACTTCCAACCAAGTTTGCATAGTCTCATGCATAGCAGTACCAAAGCAAGTATAGATATTCTGCTTAAAAGGAACTAGACCTCTTAAGTATTGCATCTCCCATAACTTAGGACATTTATTAAATGTACTGATAGAGCTATATGAAATATGTTTATTATTCTTAGGAGATTGTTTGATCTTACTCTCCCAGACATTCTTTACTAAAGGATTAGTTTTTTTCTTCTGACCTTCTGGGTAAATCTTCTTTGGCATAATCTCTTTTTAAGTCTTTTTTTGCTCTTTCGTAATCAAATGATGCTGGTCCTATATAAGGATAAAAGTGTTTTTTCTCCCAGTGCATGCGGTAATCATAACCGTTTTCAAACTCCTCATTGCATTGGCTGCACATGATGATTTTTCTGCCCACATCAATTGTCTTTCCATTTATCTTTATATACTATTTGACTAATAATACCATAATTAGTAATATCTTGAAAAGTATCAATGAGAGTTTCGTTTTGAGTTTTTCGGCCAGTAAGTATAATATTTTTCCACCTATTAATCTTATCTGATAACCTATACCATAACCCTGTCATAGCAAATTCTTTCTCTTCCTCATTTACTAATTGTGTACCAGCTGCTACATTACCCATACCGTAGTCAAGATGCTTCTTTGCAAACAGTTCTAACTGTTCATCTACTATCTCTTTGTAGGCGTTATATATTGTAGGGTATTCTTTTTTAAGTATTTCTTTAGCACTCATAGCATACTTATTTAAATAAAGATACGAAAAATATCTGAGATTACCTACAAATATTTTATAATATTGTCGTCTTTATCTACTCTTCTTTGCTGTCCATCATCAAATAAGACTCTATGTCTTGATGGACCTTTTTGAATTATCTTAACTGGTTTGGGATCAATTTCACTATCTACAACCTTCCAGTCTTCTTCTGGTTCTACTATATCATACTCAACGTTGAATTCCTTTCCATCAGGAACTGAGCCTGTAACAGGAGGAGTGAATATAGGAGGATAATCTTCTTCATCAAGTTCATCGAAAATATCTTTTTTAGATACTACTTCACCGTACAAGTTTTTCTTATTAGCCTGATCAAAAGCAAAGTTTGCAGCGACTACTAATGAAATAGCTAAAGGATCAAATACAAATATGATTACTAATAAAAGAATATTTATTATCTTATCCATTGGAGTTCCAGTTAAGCCTGATAGATACTCTAATGGCCCTAACTCACCTGCCACATCTGTATTGTTTTCTAAATCTAATATAGCTAACTGATATTTCTGAAGGCTATCAGCTACTTGCTCTCTTTTTGCTTGAATAGATGCTCTATTTTCTTCTTCAACATTAATACGACTTTGGGATAATCTAAGTTCGGCAGTACTAACTGTTGATCTAAAGCCTGTAGATGATGTCGTGTCTCGTACTTGAATCGAGGTCGCTTTCGCACCAGATAGAGTAGAAATGTTATTAGAGATTCTTTCAAGTTCCTCATCATACCTTGCCACATCCTTTCCATAAAAATCTGTCTTTTGTTCTAGAAATGCTACTTGATTATTCTTTACTGTTAACTGTCTATAAGTATCTTGATATGCTGCACTTAAAAATCCGTATATACCCATACTAGTAATCAATACTAATACTACGGCAGCAATAGAGAGATACGCTCTGAGAAGCTTATTAATAGTATCCCAGTATTGATAAAGAAGAGAAGCTATAACTAATTTAGCTACCTCTAATGAACCAGCCATTATTATAACTTCAAAGCTAGCTCCAGCAAACAGTTTGGATAGCCCGCTTACTGAATAGAAAGCAGCTGATGCACTAACTGATAATGCAGAGAGTGCAATAATAAACGGAAATAGATTTCTTTTTATTCTATTGATCATTTTACAATTAATAAACCTAGTGCTGCTGCACCAACAATAGAACCTACTTTATAAAGTTTTTGAGTCCTAGCTTGTCTTTTAAGCTCTTTCTGCAACTGATCTGATAGTTCTTCAGATGTATCTAATTGAGTTTCCTGTTTATCAATAATTTTCTGGTAGTTTTCTACCTGAGTTTTTAAGTTTGTAACTAACGTACCTTGAGTGAGAAGTTTGTTATTAGTCTCAGTTAAGATTGTCTGCATGGTTTGCATCTCTTTAGATAAACCATCAAACTGTATTAGATCTTTTATAACTAACCTAGCTATAGGTTTAATTAATTGAATCTGCGTACTGTCTGTAGCGGTCTGCGAAAAACTGTTCCAACTCATCATCACCGAAAAGGTCAACAGCATCAAGCTGTTTTTGAGTCTGCTTTTTAATAACATATATTCTAGAATTTAATTTTACTATTTTTTGGTCATATTCTTCTATTCTCGTCTGTAAGGAGTCAGCTTCGTCAATTAAAAAGTTATTTTTAGTATGTAACGAATCTACTTTCTTTTCTAATTGATCTATAAGATCTTCGTATTTTCCTACATCAGTCTTAATAGAAGGTGTTATAAATACCCAATATATTACTGATATAAGTATTATTATTATTATATATGGGATAAATTGTTTCATCTAACTAATATAGTAATTTAATATTTATTACGCAACTAAAGCTAGTTGAAAAGCTTTCCAGTTAAAAGCACTGCCAGGATCAGTTTTACCTTTGCCTTTACCCCTAACATGATCACCAGAGCAATCAGAATGTCTAACTACTTTAGATACAGGTATGTTATACTGTTTCATCCAATACTTAAATACCTCTACTGTTGTATCAAACTGAGCTTTAGAGTAAGTTCCTTTTTGATTGATTTTCTTACTAAAAGATCCGTAGTCATTTACTCCTGGTACTAATAACTCTATACCAAGATAGTGAGAATTTAATCCAGATACACCTTCATGAAGAGATTTTCCTGCATGAAATGCTTTTCCTGGAGATGAGATCATTTTATCG